ACAATATCGATTCCACGGGACACGACCACCCCACACCACAGCCCTACTTCATCCGCTGCACCAACTGCCACACCCCGATGATCGACCGCCCCGGCCGGACCCGCTGCCCCCGATGCACCCGCAACGCCACCACTAACGCCGAGAAGCACGCCTCATGACCCCGCCAGACACCCCCAGACAGGCCCCGCACGTGATCACCAACGTCCCGATGGCCAACCCCCGCAGCAGAGGAGCAGCAGTGGACCTGATCGCCGCCCTCCCCGCGTTCCTCGACGAGGGCACGGCCCTGTGCGCGGAGCCCGGCCGCCCTCGCAGGCTCTGGACGTCTGACGATGCCGCTGACGAGCTGGCCGCCAAGCGGTACTGCCGGGCCTGCCCGCTCCGAGCCGAGTGCCTGGACTACGCGCTCACTGCCAAGGAACCGGCCGGCGTCTGGGGCGGGTTGACCGCAAGGGAGCGCAGCAGCCTGCGGACCCCTGCGCCGCGGTGGGTTGATCCGTCGGACCGGGCGCGGCGCCCGTGCGGGAGTAACGCGGCGTACAAGGCCCACCGGATGTATCGCGAGACCTGCGAGGAGTGCGAGGCCGCCCACGAGGTCGCGGTCCGGACCCGGCGCCTGGAGCGGCTGGCCGTAGCGCACGAGGCCGGCGGCACCCCGACGGGCGCCACTCTCCACAGGCGGCTCGGTGAGCCCGTGTGTGAGCCGTGCCGCCTCGCGGTGGTCCGCCAGTCCGCCGCACGCCGCGCAGCCCTCCAGCGGCCCGTACAGGGCGCAGCAGCAGCCGCATAGCGCCACTCCTACACCACTGGAATCGGAGATCCGCATGTACCCCACCCTGTTCAGCACACCCGGCGTCGCCGCGTTCGCGCAGGAGATCGACGCCGAACGCGCCCGCCAGCTCGCCAAGTTCGGCGACCAGCGCCACCCGGACATGGCCGGGGACGCCACCTCACAGTGCGACGCACGGGAGACGTTCGCCGAGTGGGCACAGAACTACCGCGTGATCAACGGCGGGACATTCGACCCACGGGACCGGGACAACCGCCTCGACTGGACCGGCATCCTGCTGGAGGAGGTCTACGAGGCGCTCGCCGAGCCGGACCCGACCAAGCTGCGCGCCGAGCTGATCCAGGTCGCCGCCGTGTGCGCAGCGTGGGTGTACGACATCGACCAGCGCCCGGCCAACGAGGCGCAGCAGGAAGCGGACGTCGTGGCGTACCGGGACCCGCATAACTCCCAGGTCCTGCTGTGCCGACACCACGGCGAGCGCTGGCAGGGCGTCGCGCCAGTCACCGCGGAGGACCTCCCAGACGGCGGGATCTGCACCTTCGGCCGACTGTCCAGCCTGACTTGCGGCAGGGACGTGCTGATCCCGTACCAGGCCGAGGGGTCGCAGTCATGACTGACCGCCTGCTCGGCGTCGCCTACCCGCTGCTGCTCCTCGCCGCGTTCGTCATCCTGACCGTGCTTCTCCTCGCCGAGGCCCGCCGCACCCGCCGACTGCAGGCCCGCGCACTGGAGTTCGCGGCACGCCCGCCCGCCACCCTCGACGGCGAGCAGCCCCTCATGGAGTGGTGCTGCGCGGTCGCGTTCATGACCCACGGGCGCGACCACGAGGCAGGCCGGCCGTGCTCGCGCTGATCGCGTTCGTGGTCCTCGTGGCGGTCGTCGCCGCCCTGCCCCTCGGCCACTGGACCCGCTTCCCTCGCATCGCCCGACCAAAGGACCACCGATGACCGACCAGTACCGGACCGTCGTCCGCGCCCTCGCACTACTGACGACGCAGGTCAAACGCATCGCCGACCACACCGCACAAACCTCGTTCACCCTCGCGCCGCCCGTCGTCACCGACACCGACGACGCCCCGACGACGCCCGAGAAGGAGCACCGGGAATGCCAGGCCGAGCTGGATTCGAACACGGTCGCCCGCGTGCAGCAGCTCGCCGAGCAGTGGCAGTACGTTGCCGACCGCAAGCACGGCCCCCGCGAGGAGCTACTCCGCGCACTGCACACCTTCCCCCTCGCGACGGGTCCGCGATCGATCGCCGAGTACCCGGGCGTCGATGAGGATGCGCTCCGCACCGCCCGCCGGGACAGCCTCCTCGTGCTGCTCTCACGCGCAGCCCGCGGCACCCTCGCACCCGAGGACGGCGACCTCCTCCGCCAGCACGTGGAGGACGAGATCCGCGAGAGCAACACCGCGCGCGCCGTGGCGGCCGGCAACCTGCGGCATGTGCAGGTGATGTACGCCGAGCTGACCGCAACGCAGGCCGCCATCGAGCGCGTGCGCACCCTCGTGGCCGGCATCGCCCACCCCACCTCTGCCGGGATCACCGAGTACGACCGCGGCCGCCACGAGATGGCAGCCGCCGTAGTCCTCGCCATCACAGAGCAGCCCGCGGAGGGGTCGTGACTAAGCCACCCGAGTGCATCCACGAACTAGCACTCTGCACCGTGTGCGGCGGGCTGGAGGCCACCCGCATGGACCTCCTCCGCGGCGCCACCAGCATCGAGATCACGTTCACCGACGGGAGCATTACGCGGGGGCCGGCCACCGTGTACATCGGGCCTGTCCCGGAACCGTGCGAGAAGCCGCAGCAGTCCGGGGTATAGCACCCTTGATCATCCGGAACCGTGACTCTGGTCGGACGCCCCGTTGCTCACCCGAGCACGGGGCGTCGCAGTCACTGCGCCGTCACAGATTCTCCAACTCCCGTTCACAGCAGCATCGGTGTGCGGCACACTCACCCTCACACCACCAGTCCGGGGGGACGCACATGTACCAACAGCAGCCGCCACCGCCGCAGCAGGTCGTCACCAAGCGCGGCGCGAACCACGGGCTCCACATCGTGCTGACCATCTGCACGTGCGGACTCTGGGCCATCACCGGCTGGCCGATCGCCGCCGCCATGGGCCGCAAGAGCACCCAGACCGTCTACCCGCCGGCGTCACCGCAGCAGTGGCAGCAGCCGCCCGGGTACGGCTACCCGCCGCAACAGCCCCCGCCGCAGCCCGGCCACCAGCAGTGGCCCCCGCAGCAGTAGGTCACTCCCACACGTCCGGCCCGCCACCACGCCAGTCGATCAGCGGCGACCGCACCACATCGACGTCATCGATCCCGTCCAGGCCCGCCCGGCGCAGGAACTCCGCCACGTCCTCGGCGCTGTACGCGAGACCCAGGATCGAGCCGTCCACACGCACCCACCGGCCACCCGTCGGCGACGGCGGATAGACGATCACGGGCAGGTGAGTAGCCATACCTCCAGCGTGCGGGCAGGGCGCAGCAGGCGCACGCTGGAGAGGGGCCCGAGTGGAGGACGTCATGAGCGGTCTGGAATACGTGTGGATTCTGGCCTTGCAGAACACCGCAACGGGTGCGACAACGAGCGGCCACGGCGTCACGACAATCCGAGACGGCATGACTCGGCATGATGTGCTGCTGGAGCTCATGGCGACCGTTAAGGACGGTGCGACGATCGACTTCAGCAACGCCGTCGTGACGTCGTTCTACCTGGAGCCCAACGCCCTCTGACGACGCTGATCAGACTGCCGCCTACAGACCCTTCCAGATCCGCCACGCCCGCGACCGGTCCGTACCGATCAGCTCACCGATCTCCGGGAAGTCCATCCCGCCCCGGTGCATCGTGTCGACCGCCTGCTGCCTGATCTCCTTCGGCAACGTCCGCTCCGCCGGCCACCCCCGCAGGATGAGCCCCGCTGCCTGCGCGCGCACCGTCGCGTCCGGGATCGCCTCAAGTAGGCGCAGCGCCTCGCGCACCCCGGCCAGCACACGGTCAGCAGCCTCGCGCGCCTCGTCAACCTCATCCGCCATGTCTGGTCACCTCCCCGCCGGAGCGTAGGTCTGCACACAGCGCCTCGTGTCGGGTAGCCTCAACGGTGTCGGGTAGCCGACACGAACGCGTCAGGACGGGCCGACGACGCCTGACGACGCCCCACAACTGAACGAGCCCCGCCCGGTGTGCGACCACCGGCCGAGGCCCTGACCACCGGAGAGTGACCTCCCATGGCTGCACCGAACCCTAGCCTCCACCCCCGCGGACCCGCCATCCTGCGCCTCGCGATCCTCGCCGCCATCCTCACCATCGCCCTGACCGGCGTGACGTTCTGGCTGTCGTACGAGGCCCTCCACGTCCTCGCCGCCGGCCACGGGCTCCAGGACCAGCGCGCATGGGCATGGCCGGCCACCATCGACGCGTTCATCGTCATTGGCGAGGTGCTGATCCTGCGGGCCTCGCTCCTCGGCCGCGTCGACTGGCTCGCCGTGACCCTCACCGCGTCCGGGTCGGTCGGCTCGATCGTCCTCAACGTCGCCTCCGCAGGTGCCGTGGACCGCATGACGCAGGTCGTCCACGCCGTTCCCCCTTGCGCCGCGCTGCTGATCTTCACGGCGCTGATGCGGCAGATCTACCGGGCCCTGTCGACGCCCGTCGTCGCCCCGTCGGCCAGCGTCGATACACCGGTTGTCGAGCGCACGGAGCAGCTGCTCCCGCCGCTTCCCACACAGCCGCCCGCACCGCAACTCCCACCTGCCGAACCGCAGGCCGAGGAGGAGCAGCCCGAGGAGGAGCAGGAGCCCGCGGCGATCGTCTACCAGGACCCGCGGTGCTACGTGATCCGAGCCCTGTACGAGGGCGGCTACCGGCCCACCACGTCGGAGATGCGGGACGCCCTGATCGCCGCCGGATATGACCAGGTAGGGGGCTCCACACTCCGGGGCACGCTCCGCGGCGACGAGATCGAGAAGCGAGAGCCGCACCTCCGGGACCTGCCCGCGTCGATCAAGCGCACCGCGTAGGCCGCGGCCGTGCTCGCCGTGCTCGGCGTGTTCTTCATCGGCTCCATGCTGCTCGGCCTCGCAGGTCTCTGCGTCGTCGCGCTCCACGACGTGCCCCGGATCACCGGCACCGTCGCATTCATCGTCACCCTCGCGGCGCTCGGCGTCGCCATCCTCCGCTGAGGAACCCATGACCTTCGGCAACAACGCCGTCAGCCTCGGCGGCATCACACTCGGCACGATCATCGTCGTACTCGTCATCCAACGCTGGTGGAAGAAGGGCGGCGGGGGCGGAGGGAAGAAGGGCGACGGCGGCAGTAGTCGCGACTGGAAACAGCTCGTGCCGTTCGTCGTCGCCCTCTGCTTCGGCATCCTCGCCGTCCTCGCCGCCGGACCTATCAGCGCCCTCGGCCTGATCACCCGACTCGGACTCTGGGGCGGCGACGGCATCGGACGCGGCTACCTCATTTACGGCATCGGCGGCACCAGCCCGAACGTCACCCGCGCCGCCCCCGTCGTCCTCACACCCGGCGGGTACGCGGTCTACGCGATATGGGCAGCCGTGATCGTCGGCCAACACCTCTGGTCGAAACGCCTACCGAAGCTACAGACCGGGCTCGGCATTCTGGCCGGCGTCCTGCTGGGTCTCTCGCAAGGGGTCGCCGGTACGGCTGCCGTACCGCTCGCATCGCTCGTGAATCTCGCGGGTGGCTGGTACTCGGGGTTGGTCCAGTGAACCTCACCCGTCTCATCACCGGCCTCGCCCGCGGCACCACCGCCAACTTCCGGCGCGCAGCGCGGGCGTTCTGGGATGACGTGCCCGGCAAGGAGCGCGCCGCCCGCCTCGTGGCCCTGGTAGTCGGCTGTTGGGTGGTCGGTGGGATCGTCCTCGCCGCCCGCGGCACGCTCTGGGGCCTCCTCGTGGTCTGGTGTGTCGCCGCGTGGCGTACCGGCCGCCGCATCGAGCGGGAGGAGCAGGCCGAGGCGGAGTTCGTCCAGTGGATCTACGAGCGGATCGGGGACCGCAACGGGGTCCTGGTGGCGGAACTACTCGATGGGCTGCACCAGTCGGGCATGCATCGTGACTGGGATGCGTCGGTACTCCGCGGTGTGATCGAGCGTCTGGGGATCTCCGTCCGCGACTCGCTGAAGGTCGACGGGACGGTATCGACTGGCGTGCACGTGGACGATCTGACGGCTGTGTGGGACGTACAGGTAACCCCTCCCCCGCCCCAGGAGCAGCCTCTCCCGGAGGGTATCGCCGCAGGTAACTACCCAACTACCTCACGGATTGTCCAGTCCCCGGGGGAGGGGATGACGATCATCTACGCCGCCGACGGCCCTGCCGCAGCTCCCACGGTCGAGGACATGGAAGCCGAGCGGCAGCGCCTCCAAGACAGCGTCAACCGTGTCTATGCCGCGAGGGAAGAGGCATTCGAGGACCACCTCGCCGACGCCCTCGCAATCCTGCGCGAGGAGGTGAACGGCGAATGATCAAAAGCCTGTTGACCGCCCTCGCCCGCGAGTACTGCGCCATATGCGGCTGGTGGTCCAAGCCCGCCTGCGGACACTGACCCTCTCCGCTGTCAGTCCCGGCCCGTAGCCTGCACGCAGGAAGCATCCGTTGGACTGTGAGCTGGCTGCCGCACCCGACGGAGGACCGAGCCCCGCCGCACCGAACCCCAGTCGCGGCGGGGCTCACCCTTGTCCGCGACACACAGCACCCAAGATCCCGCCGCGCCCGAAATCCGTACCCTCCCCACCAGGGAGGTAGACCATGGCCGGCGGCCCCACACCCACCAACGCAGACATCGCGCGGCAGCGCGAGGACGACGTGGTGCGTCTGCGTACCCGCGACCGGATGACGTTCCGCGAGATCGCAGCCGCGCTCAACTGCGACGTGAAGAACGCGTACGACTCGTGGAAGAGCGGCCGCACCCGTCTGCACGCCGAGGCGGTCGAGGCATTCGGCGCGTACGTGGGCGAGCAGCTGGCGACGTGCAGGCAGATCATCGATGGGCTGATGCCGCGCATCCTTCAGGGCGACAGCCGTGCGGCCGAGGCTGCGGTCAAGGCCATGGACCACGAGGCGAGGTTGCTCGGGTTGTACGCCCCGGTCCGCGCGAACGTCACCGTCACGGATGAGATGACCGCCCGCGTGAAGCAGCTCGCTGAGGAGCTGGCCGAGCTGTGACCGTCGACCTGGACACCCGCCTCGCGGGCATGTCGCCGGCCGAGTTGGAGCTCCTGGAGGCCGAGCTCCAAGCCAAGCTGTGGGCGAAGCGGTGGGGGAAGTGGACGCCGTACCCGTGGCAGGTTCCGCCGACGGAGATCGAGACGCTCGGCTGGTGGTTGCAGCTCGGCGGCCGAGGCACGGGCAAGACGGACGGGTGCGCCCGGTACATGGTCGAGCACGTCAACGGTCCCGCCTGCGACCCAAGGCTGAGGGGTGGGCACCGCATGGCCATCATCGCCCCGACGCAGGGTGACGCGGTCGAGGCGTGCGTGAACGGGCCCTCTGGGCTGCGCGCGCATGACCCGCGCGTCGTGCTCCGTACGACCGCGGGCGGCACGTACGCGAGATGGCCCTCCGGTGCCGAGGCCAAGTTGTTCGGTGCGCACTCGCCCGACGACGTGGAGCGTCTCCGAGCGGGCGGTAACCGCTGTCTAGTGTGGATGGAAGAGGCCGCCGCGATGCGTCGCCTCGGCGCTGCGATCACGCACTCCGAGATGGGACTCCGTATCGGGCCCAACCCTCACTACATAGCCAGCACGACACCGAAGCCGCGCACCGAGCTGATCCAGTTGATCAACCGCACGGACGTCACAGTGACCCGCGGCCGCACCCGCGACGCCCACCACCTCCCCGAGGAGCAGCGGCGGAAGCTGATCGAGAAGTACCGCGGCACCCGCATGGAGCGCCAGGAGCTGGACGGCGAGCTGCTCCAGGACATCGAGGGCGCCCTCTGGACCGCCCAACTCCTCGACCAGACCCGCGTAGGCGCAGCCGTTCCCATGTCCCGCATCGTCGTTGCGATGGACCCCGCAGGCTCCGGGAACGCCGACGCGGACGAGATGGGCATCATTGTGGCCGGCCTCGGCCAACTCCCCCTCCCCGACAAGAACGGGACGATCAAGCGCCACGGCTATGTGATCGATGACCTGTCCGGGCGGATGGCTCCGATCGACGCTGCGCGGGCTGCGATCCGCGCGTACCACCACCACCGGGCGGACGCGATCGTCGCTGAGGTCAACAACGGCGTGGAGTGGATCGGCTCCGTCGTGCGGATGTTGGACCCCACGGTGAACTACCGGGCCGTACGCGCCAGCCGCGGCAAGTTGACCAGGGCCGAACCGGTGGCTGCGGTGTTCGAGCAGGACGCCGCGCACATCGTGGGCAGCCTCCCCGAGCTGGAGGAGCAACTCGCCACCTGGGTACCGGGCGAGGACTCCCCGGACCGGCTGGACGCCATGGTGTGGGCCCTCACTGAACTGATGCTCGCGCCTGCGGGCAACCTCGCCGCGGTCGCCTAGGAGGACGCGCACATGGGACGACTGAGAGACGTAGCCGACGCGATGTTCGGACGCCGCGCCATGGGCGTGGACACTCTGCGCGAGCGGCGCCCGATCACCGTGGCATCCATCGGCGGACAGCAGTCCCTCACCCTCGACCTGGACGCCGAGGCCCGCGGCTACGCCAACAGCGCGGTGGCGTACCGGTGCGTGGCCGCTATCGCCGACAACGGCAGCTCGGTACCCCTCGCAGTGCGCCGGCCGGACGGCTCCGAGATTGAGAACCATCCGATCGCGCATCTCTTCAACAAGCGGCCCAACGCCCTGATGTCCGCCCGCGTGTTCAAGAGCCTGGCGCTCCAACAAGGCGAGTTGGCTGGGCAGTCGTTCATCTGGCTAGACCGTGGGGAGACCGGCCTCGGCGACGTGACCGAGGCGCACATCGTCTTCGATCAAGTCGACGTCATCGTGGACGTTCCGCTCGCGCAGCGCCCCACCATGGCCAACCTGATCGGGTTCCTGATCCGGCGCGCGGACGGGACGCAAGTCCCGGTGCTGCCGGAAGAGATGCTCTGGTTGCGGTACCCGCACCCGTTCGATCCGCTCGGCTGCCTCGCCCCCTGGAAAGCTGCCAGGCACGCCGTGGACATGGACGCGTACGCCCGCGAGTGGCAGCGCTCCAGCTACAAGAACGGGGCCCGTCCCAACGGTGCGCTGTACGTCGGCGACATGGACGAGCAGGAGTTCGCGAGCACCAAGGCTTCGTTCCGGTCCTCGATGCAAGGTGCGGAGAACGCGGGCAGGACCCTGCTCCTGCGATCTCAGTCGCAAGGCTTGAGCAGTGGTGGAAAGCCCATCGAGTACGTACGGCTCGGGTTCACGGCCGAGGAGATGGATTACCTGGAGTCCCGCGTCGCGAACGTTGACGAGGTTGCCATGGCGTTCGGTGTGCGCCGGGACGTCCTCACCGGGGGCAGCACGTACGAGAACCAGACCGCAGCAGTCGCCTCGCTGTGGTCGCAGACGATCAAGCCGAAGTTGGAGATCATCGGCTCGGAGATTGACCGGCTGCTCCTGCCCTCCGACAGCGAAGAAGCGGAGTTCGATCTCTCCGGTGTCGAGGCGCTCCAGGAAGCGCAGGACTCCAAGGCCAACCGGGCGCGTGCCTCGATGTACGCAGACATCACGACCGTGGACGAGGCGCGCGCAGTCCTTGGCCTGGAGCCGCTGCCCGACGGACTAGGTGCGCACACCCTCACCCCGTACCGCAGCCAGTTCGCCCCCGTCCAGGGCCAGACTGGCACTGACGAGGCACGGTCGTGGGATGCGGACTGGTCGCGTCTGCCCCCGTCGTTGCCGGACGTGACGCCCGTCGTGGAGCGGGCGGTCGAGGTCACGCTCGCGCGGATCCTCGGCGCGGCTCCGCCCCAGGTGGACGCCCCTCCGACGCCCCGTCGTCTGGAGCTGACGCGCGCGGACGACACCCCGTCGTCACCCTCGCTCGCCGACATCAACGCGGCGTACGACGACCTGGAGGCGGCTGGCCGCACGGTCGTGCGCGCCCTCGCCCGCGAGCAGCAGGAGCGCGTCCTCCGGGATTTCGACCGGCTGATGAAGAAGCCGCAGCGCGGCGGCGAGTGGCACACCGAGGTGCGCACCGAGAG